TTGGGTATTTTCAATGTTGATACTACTTTAAAACTATTTGGTGATAAAAGTGTTATTGTTATACTAGGTAATTGTTTAACAGTGTCTAATCTAGTAGTAGGGACGGTTTGTAAAGTATATGTATTTATGCTAGTGGCGGATTGGTTTAAATATAATTTAAGAAAATTATAATTATTTATATAAGGTCCTAGTTGTTGTTGTTGTTGTTGTTGTTGTTGTTGCTGTTGTTGCTGTTGTTGTTGCTGTTGTTGTTGCTGTTGTTGTTGTTGTTGTTGTGCTACTGGTACTGGTACTGGTACTGGTACTGGTACTGGTACAGGTTGCCCTTGTACTGCTTGTGGTCTTACTATTGGTCTAAATCCTTGCGCTCTAGAGGCAGGTCTTCCAAATGGTAAAAGGCTTTGTACTGGCATACCCCCAGACCAAAACCCTTTCTTTTCTTCTTCTTGTGTGAAAAAAGGAATACCTTTTTTTTCATAACTAGCATCTTTTGGTTTTTCTTCTAAATAATTTCTACTAGGTATTTTTGTATCAATAATACTTAATGAAAGTGCTCCTACAATTTGAAATAATCGTACAAAAAATAAGGCAATCACTTTACAACCATTTTTATTATCAACATTTTTTCTAATTTCTTCAATCGGTTTTACAAATAATACACCACTACTACCAATAGTAGGTTGTATTTTTAATCTATCAAATAATGAAGATACTTTATTTTCTGCTATAATAATCCATTTTTTACATTGATCTTTATTTCCTAATGATATCATGTCACGTATATCAGAATCTTTTAATATGAAATCAAGAATTCTATTCATTATATCAATTGTTGGTTGAGTTCTACTGTTAATTGTTTGTGAATTAGGAATTTTTGATAAAGGCATTAATGATATATCTGCCCCCATTCTCTAATGTGTATCTTTTTTTTCAAACACCATAACTTTCTTAAGAATTTCATAATTTGCTTCAAGTTTCTTTAAACATTTATTTAATGTTCCTTCACTAATATCACATACAGAAGCAATACGCTCTAAACTAATACCGGAACTATTTGATTCTTGTAATGTATGCGTTAAAATGAAAGCAATTACGCCGGCCGCTAATGATGGTGGCATATTTTCAGGACAAATTTCTAACCTTTCTGCTTCATTTGCTACACGAATCGCATTTTCTTTTAGAATTATGCTTAAGTTGCGAGAAATAGGAAGTTTCGACAATGGCTGGCATACATAATCTGCTGCTTTTGTTGATGACATATTTGCTGGAATAATAACATCATCCAGAAGACCACGTTGACTTGCCATTGATAAGACTTCTTGGAAATATTTGAATGATTTTGTAAATTGTGTACTTGATAAATGAAAGATCTCGGAGATTTCTTTTGGTTTTCGTGGCATACCAATCATTTTTAAAGCAGAATAAATACAACTTGCAACTACACTTGTTCGTGACATTCCTCGTTTATCACAATGTTCAACAAGTCTAATATATAATGCTTTTGCCACATCAATTGTTCGTATATCAATACCATTATTTGTAGCAGTAAGAGATAATTGTTCAAATACTTGTAGCAAAGATCTTTCTTTATAAGGTAATAAATTCCATGTATGAAATCGTCGTACACGAGCCATTGCAATTCTGTTTGATTTATTACCTCCAACTGTTTTATTTAAAATAATAGTTCCAAGTGTTGAAAGAGGAAAACGTGAATCAATCGGAGCTCCTACACGACAAGGGTCCAAACTACTTCTATCGTCAATTCCAAAGAAACGATATTCTGCAGAACTATCAATGTTTGGCTTATATAATGTACCACACGATTTACATACTACGTCATCCTCTAAATCAAATTCTTCTTGTTCAGAATTACAATAGCTACAAAGTATTGCTTTCTGAACTTTTTCATCTGGGAAATATTTTTGGATATCATCATTATCCTTCCTTTGAAGAATACCCTTAAAATACGATTCCATTTATAAGAGCTATTATTCAGAATGAAAATCAATTTTATCTTTTTTACGAATCTAATAACCAATATTTTTTATCTTTCATAATTGATTTTTTTATATCACCTACTAACCAATTAAAATGATAAATAAAAGTATTTTCATTTAATAAACTTTCTTTTGGTGTGTGAACAAATAGATTTTCGGGCAATGAATGTTTTTTTCTTAAAATATCATTAAAATATCCTTGATCGCTATGATATTTTGATATTAAATCTATATATGATGATTCAGTACATAATTTTAAAGTAGTTTCATTATTACGTAATATAAAACATCCACCGCATATATTTGGACAATATAAATTATTAGAACATTTTAGTGATTTTTCATCACATTGTCCAGCCATATCACAAGTATTTTTATTCATATAGTCAATCATAAAATTAACTGGATCTTTTAATAAAGCAATATCAGTATCAAAATGTATTATATATTTTACTTTTTTTAATTTAAATAAAGGATATATAACTTTATAACGATAATAACAAATAATTTTATATTGTGGTTGACCCCATACATATAAATCTTCAAAACCCGGTATGGGTAAATAATGCGCAACTATTATTTTTATATTTTTAAGTATATCAAATGATTTTTTATCCATACAATACACATGTAATTTCCATTCAACATTTAGTAATTTATAAAACTCTATAAAGTTTTGTGTATAATCTAAATATCCATAATTTGTACAACAAAAAATATGGGTATTCTTATAAATATTCATTAATTATAATAACAAAAAATAGTTTAGACCATCTATTTCAAAAAGTCATATGTTAAATATGCTGATAGCGCGGCTAATAATTGTATTACTACATAAAATAAACTTTCGCGCCATGATAATTTGCTAGACATATATAACGCAAATGTAATAGCAGGATTTACACATCCGCCACTTAATGGTATTACTAATATTAATATAATTGTAAATATAATGCCAATAAATAAAGGATTTGTTAAACTTAATATTGCTAATGTTAATAAAAATGTTCCTAAATATTCTGCTAATAATGGTATAACTGTTTTCATCTATATATTCTCCGGGTTTATTAGATGAACTCAAAACCAAATTCTTATATTGAAATAAGTATAGGCTTTGTTTTTGCATTTTTAGTATTAATTTATTGCATGGATTATTATTCGCTTCATAGATATATTCTTGTTAAAAATTCTATAAACTATAAAGAATCATTTGTAAATCTTGATGGTGCGGAAGTAGATCAGTCGTATAGTTTATTAAATGGTGTACTGCCTTTAAAAGATAAACAAATTCAAGGAACATTAAATTCTCAATCATGTTATGATAATGATTTTAATACGCGGCTAGAAAAAGTAGGAAATTATATTCAACGTACCAATAATTATAGACATAAAGATCCAGAATCATGTAGTTCTCCTTTCCAAGAATTTGTTAGTGCTTATTATAAAGTAGAACCACTCGCTTAAAACCATTTAGGCGATAGTAATATAGCACCAGAACCAAATGTTAAGACTGCAATTAATATTGTTCCTATAAGACTTTTTGTACCATTATATAATAACACTATTAATGGTATTATAAAACATATTAAAGGCATTAATAATCCAGTAACATTTTTAAATACATTTGTAGGATCTGATCTTATGCTACCAATTAATTCAAACGATTTTTTAATACCACTAAAAGGTCCATCACTTATTAAACCAGAAGCAGCTAGATAAAATAATAAAAGATAAAAACACATAATATTAATTTGAGATGAAATTATAAAATCAAGAATTGGTAATTTAAAAAAAGCACTAATTCCTAATGCTGCCATAAATAAAGTAATAATAGTAAACCATTTAATTAGACTATCTGTTTCTATATTTTTTTGAGTTTTCATAGTAAATACAGCAAATGTACCTAATAAACCAGTAACAATCAACAATACTACTATTTTTAAAACAATTACTGGAATTGGTCCTTTTTGTTCTGCACCTGGTGCGCCTGGTACAGATGGCATTAAAGAAGACTTTGAACCAAACATTGAACCAAGTGATGACATTGAAGGCATTGCAGGCATTTTAGGCATCATACTTTTTAACATTGCACTTTGTGCTTTTCCTTTTAATTTAGCTCCTACGCCTGCAAGTGGATTTTTTATTTTGCCCGCAAGTGGATTTTTCATTTTAATTTTAGGCATTTTTAATCCACCATCCATTCTATCTAATTAATATTAAGTTTCTTCCATAAACAAACATGCCTTTACTTTTTTGAATTTTGGTTCCGCAACAACAAAATCGTTTTTACGCGCTTTTTCAACATCATTCCAAAACTTTTCTTGGTGTTCTAGTGTAGAGGCATACCACGCAGTATCACGTTTAACAATAATATTATGAACTTTTATAATAGAATAATCTATTGATTCTACAATACTATATTGATCAAGTATATATTTATCTTTTTCATCATTACTATAAGAATAAATATAATTTCCTTCTTTTTCTAATAAATATATTGTACCTTTTTCTAAACTATTGCCACTAAGATCCGGATTGGTAATTTTTGGATTTCCAGAAAGAATCTCAACTTCCACATATTCACATTCAAGTAGATTTGTTACTTCTAGTTGAATTTGCATTTGCACCCAATAATCAAATGGTATTGTACCACCTACTTTTCTTGAATATGGGCATTTAATTTCTACAAGACGCCCATAACGTTCTGAATCAGTATTAATAATAATACCATCAGGACTTGCTCCAAGATGTGATTGTGTTTCATGTTTTAATCTACCACAGTCATATATACTACAATTCCATAAACGTTCTAAATAGTTTTTAACAACTGGTTCAAAACGAATACCCCAATCCATAGGATATAATGATGAAGTAAACTTTGCTTTTTGATTCTCTCTTTTTTCAGGATTTACTTTTGAAATTACTAGATTTCCTCGTGTTCGCTCACTATCAAAGAGTTTTGAAAACTCACTAGCAGTTAACATAATTTTCATATCATCATACCATTGTGTTGTACGTTGTTCCACTTGATTTTTATTAAAGATCTTTAATAATTTACTTTCTATTTCATTACGTGATACATTTGTTTTTGAATATTTATGAAATGTATCATACATATTAAATAAAAGACTTTCTCCTTTTTTGATTCGGTCTTTATTTTTATCATCAATTTCTAAATCATTTAATAATTGTTTTAATGATGAATGATATGTACTTTGCCATTCTAAAATTTTATTTTCATGTGACGGATAATTTGTCATTGTTTCTTGAATACGAGCTAAATCGGACAAAATAACAAACATGTTAGAATATGATTTCATCATATTTGTTATTCAACTTTACTAATTTAATACATAGAATTTTTTTAGGCATGAATACAATTTAGTATTCGGGTGTAGGGCTAACAGGTGGCGTTGGTCCCATTGATAACATTGTCATATTATCTACTAATGATGATTTTTTTCTCATTGTTGTTGTATTTCTAATAGGTTTATCAAGAAGCTGAAAAATATACGAACCATCCGCTTTTTGATGCATTACTAAATTCTTAATTTCAAGAATTCTTTCAGTATCAACATCATATACAACAGAATTCTTAGAATTTAATAATTTCTTATCAAGAGATTTGGTTAATAGTTGTAATAATATTGATGTTTCATCTTCTTTGAAACCTTTGGAATCTTTCATATATTCAGTATACAAACGGAGCCTATTAAGACGCATTCCTCGCTCAAGACGATGCCATGGTTTTTTAAAAGCAATTTCTGATTCCTTTTTTAGCAACTCTTGCAAACCTTCATTTAATGAATAATCCTTAAATATAGTTCCGCTTAAATCATGGTGCTTTCGTATTGTTCTATTCCTATTCATATATATAATATACGCGTAAAGTCTTAAAGCAGTATTAAAATTTCTTTTAACACAGGTAATATAAATTCTGGATTTGTATTATTTATATGAAGAGAATCTTCTTCTAGTGATCCAATTAAAATGAAATTTCTCCAACATTCTGCTGTAGAATTTTCTGTATATGAATAAAAACTTTTTAAATCAGTAGTCTTATTTATTTCTATATAACAATAATCATCTTTTATAATTTTATTATTATAATATAATCCATTTATTTTACAAAAATCATCAATCTCATCAAGATCCATTTGTAAAAATAAATTACCTACATTTAAAAATATATTGAATTTATGTATTGTATATAATGATTCATTTTTTTTATATATAAAAGGTATTAAAAACATCTGTTTATATTAAATAAGTCTCTTTTAGATGGATCCAACATTCCAATATGCTGGAAAAGTTCGCATTCCTCCGAAACAATTTCAACTTCGTGCTCGTATTGAAACTGCTACACGTGATACTGTAAACGCAAAACACTTTGAACATTGGCAAACTGATACACCAGATTTTTCTTATAATTATCCTAAAATTGGCTCATATGATCAAGTATTTGAAAGACCTAGTGGCTATGCATTGAATACATCTAATACATCAAACACATCTAAGACAACAAATAGTTTTACATACGCATCATCATCTAATATAGAATCATATTATACTGATTCAAAACAATCATTTGCAAAAGAAACTATAAATAGTTCTTTTGATATTGCAACTGGTTACAGTATACCAAATTATAAAATTACAAATATACCATATAATGATATGTCTCCAACAAACACACGAGGTGATGGGCGAGATTATAAACAAAGTCAGCCTTTTGTTGCAGGTGGACCAGATTTAGAGTATAATCCATATTTTGATAGATACGATCCAGTTCGTGATCCGCGAAATGCTATTCGTGAATTACGCTCTGCAGTATATGAAGATAAAGGTACACTAAGAGGCGAAAGTGAATCACAAGATATGTTACGAAGACAATTTGAACATAGATGGGTATCTGAAGAACTTATTGATGAAGATAAAATGGATACTTATTTGAGATATGAAATTGCTAGTGCTGGTAAGAAATAATTAATCAAATGAAACTTCATACGAATATAACCTCAATCAAATGAAACTTCAACAGAAGTAAAATGTTTTTGCATTTGTTTTGATGAAACATTTTCTGTAATAAGAACTTTTCTTCGTGTAATACGTTTTCCTATAGTTGTTGTTGGTTTTGTTTTTTCTGACTTACGAATCTTTTGCAACTCACGTGCAGACTCATTCATCTCTTTTTCAATAGTTTCTAAATTCAGTTTAATATAATCTATTACCCCTTTTTCAATAGCCCATCTAAAAAAGTTTAACTTTCCAACAGTTGTAATAAACGCAGGTATATTTGATAGTTGAAATAATATACGTTCACGGCGGCAAAAAGGATCAAAGAGTTTTTTACTATAAGCCTTTAATTGATTTTTATAATCAATATATACAAAAAATTCTTGTGATTTATTTATATAAGAAATATTATGAAACTTAGAATAATTTGTTACAAACCAATCAATAAGACGTAAACTCATTAATGAGTCTCCTTCAAGTATTTGAAGAATTTCTACTAAATCACTACGATTAGAATAAAATGTTTGTAAACTTTGTATAATTAATTCTTGTTTACATACTATTTTTCTTTTACGTGTTTGAGGATCAGGCGTAGTATGAATTTCTACGTCGCTCATTATTCTAAAAAATGTTCTAAATATTAGTTTAAGCCTACATCAGAATGGATAATCCTCCACCAAATTATAATGAAACTGAAAGCGTATTATCTGGAGGAATTAGTGATACTACAATTATGAAAGTTATGGGTGGAGGAGGGGAAGGAGATGGAGCACCTAATGGATATAATGAATCAGAAAGTGTATTATCTGGTGGAATTGCGGATAGTAGTATTCTAAAAGTTATGGGTGGTGGCGCTAATGACAATGAAATTATAAAATATGATGACTATAAACCAATTGATGATACATATTATAATACCTATATTGGTTCTATCAATACACAAACAGCAAATATTACTAAAGTTATAAATAAGTTAAAAAATTCTATAAAAAAAGAAGTGCCACTTACATATAATAAGATTGGTACAATTATTACACAAAATAGAAATAATTCTGCTAATAAAATTGATTTTATTAGTATAAAATTTATTTCTAATACAATAAAAAAAATAATAGTTCTTCCTCCTATAGATGCGAATGGTAAAAAATATTTTGAACAAATTCATTATTTATATAGATCAGGTTATATAAATATAACTTCAGATAGAAAGTTTATCATTCCACCTAATACAGTTATAATTAATTTACTTCCTTTTATTATTACTGATCCTATTACACAATTATTGTATTATACATTAAAAAAAAATAATCCAAATTCATATTATGTTGTGAATGATCCTGAAGATCCATATTTTTTAATATATTCAAAATTAGGTAAATCAATATTATTTACTAATGATAATAAAGAATTAAATAGACCAATTGATAAATCTGTTGTTCAGCCAAATGATCATAAATCTCTTAGAAAAATAAAATCTATGAGATATAAATTTAATCCTAAAGGTCGTTATCTAAATAAAGATTTTGATGTTATTACAAATGGTACAACAGAATCTATTACCCCTAGTAATAACTCATATAATTATACACTACATACATCAATATTAATTTTAAAAATGGCAGATGAAGATTATAAAACTGTAAAAGTAGATTTACAAGGAGAATTATATAGAATTCGTTTACCAGAACTTGGTGAATTTGATAAAGTATATGATCTTTGGACAAAAGAATCTTATTCTAGTGATGAACAAGAATTAATTAATAATTTAAATTTAGAAGAAATTAAAAATATTAATATTCCTAAATTTTTATTAAATTTATCATTATATAAATGTTTTACTGATTATTCACTATTAACTACTAAAGAGTGTAGTGCTATGCAAAAAGATTTATCTATATTATATAAATATAAGTTAAAACATAAATTAAAAGAATCACATACTATTACTGATGACCCTAATATTAATGATGAAAAATATAATTGTTTTGACCATACTATTACAGCTGCAACTGCTACTAGTCCTGCAATACTTACATGTAATGTGAATGGTAAACCAGTAATTATTGATTATGATAAATATCTAAATAAAGTTGATTCAACCAATTCAAATGATATGGAAGTGATTCATAATGCTATTAAGGATGTACTATATCCTCAACCTGTTAAAATATAAAATATTTAATAATTAGGTATGGAAGATGAAGAAGATCTCAACGGCATAGAAGAAATTGAAGAAGGTGGAGGAAAAGGAAAGAAACCAAAGAAGACGCCTAAAACAAAGAAAGCTCCTAAGAAAAAGCCTGCTAAAAAAAAGCCTACTAAGAAAAAAACTAATAAGAAAAAGGCTCCTACTAAGAAAAAGCCTACTAAGAAAAAGCCTACTAAGAAAAAGCCTACTAAGAAAAAGCCTACTAAGAAAAAGCCTACTAAGAAAAAGCCTAATAAGAAAAATAAGACTAAAAAAAAGGATAATAAGAAAAAAAAAGGTAAAAAGGAAAAGGGGGAGGGTCCAGATGCGCTTGGTGCACTAGGTACTGGTGCAAATTTACTTCCTAACAGAAGTGGTAATAATAGTAGTTCTAACGATCCTAATGGTCCTAATGGTCCTAATGGTCCTAATGGTCCTAATGGTCCTAATGGTCCTAATGGTCCTAATGGTCCTAATGGTCCTAATGGTCCTAATGGTCCTAATAATGATCCTACAAATCCAGGTGATGATCTAAATTCAAATGGAAATGGTACTCCAAATTCTGAAGATCCTAACTCTAAAAATTCAAATGGTAATGGTATACCAAATTCTAAAGATCGTAACTCTAAGAATTCAAATGGAAATGGTATACCAAATTCTAAAGATCGTAACTCTATAAATTCAAATGGTGATGGTATACCAAATTTTAAAGATCCTAACTCTAAAAAAAGAAGTGGTTCTAAAAGTGATCGTGGTTTTGCAAATGCTTCTTTTACAAATCTATCTAAATTTACAAATGCGTCTGGTGGGCCCATATTTCCGCCACCAAAATATCTTAAATTAAATGGGCTAAAACTTCCCGGTATAATTGTTGAAATACCATTTGATATGTATGAAGGACCAAAGAAAGGACAGTTTACAGAAAAAGTTGTAGGAAGACATATAAATCCAAATGGTTCTACTACAATGATTTCTCATTTTTACGCAAGTAGTAAAAATGGAACAAATTACTATGAAGCATATGGTGTAAATGAAAGACAAATTGCTGATATTATTAGTTTATTCCAATTATGGCATAAAGATAATGACTCGCCGCAAGATAATTATAAAAGTGTTGTAAAAAATCAACTAAGTAAGAATGAAAAAGCATTAGAAGAATTACAAATAAAGAGAGATGAACTTCAAAAAGGATTAAATGACTTTGATAATCCTAATGAATTAGAAACTGCTACAACTGTTGTGGAACTATTAAATGAAAAAATAAAAACTAAAGAACAAGAACTTGGTGTTGATGTGGAACTTGCTAAAAAGATGGGATTATAATAGGTATGGCTGATAGTAGTATCGAACAATCAACAAAAGATATACTAGGTGCTTTAGATGAAACTATAAATACAGAAGTATGTGATATATGTGATGACAATCCTAGTAATACTGCTGCATGTACTCAGTGTCAAGATCTTCGTATAAGAAGAGCAGTATATCCAGAAGGTACTTCCGGTAATGCGTTAGAAAGAGCAAAATATATGTTACAAAAAAAAATAACTAATATATCAGAAGGAAGTATGTTTACTAAGAAAGAAGATTTACGCTTGAGTCAAGCACAAAGAAATTCTTATAAATCTCAAATTAAAGCATTGAATACACTTGTTAAAGCATTATTTACAAAAGGAATTCTACCACTTGCTGTAGGAACCCCATTAGATGCTAACAAAAAAAGTGATTTTGCAAATGTTATTTTAACACCATATTATAAAGCAACTCAAAATATTGAAGAAGATATTAAATCATATATTAAAAAGTTTCGTAAATATAATAAAAAAGACAATGAGATTAAAGTAAATGATGAAGATAGAACAAAAAAAGAATATGATCAATCAATAAGATCAAATTTTGAAGTATTTAATTTAATTCTTAGTATGACAAGAATAATTTATAAAAAACTTGTTAGTATTGATGAAACATCTACACAAAAACGTATTGTTACTAGAAATAGTGATGCAATAAAAACTCTTAGTGAAGAAGTTAATACTATTCTTACTAAAGAATTTGCAAATATATCGTCAGCGGTTGAATTTGATTTACCAGATGAATATGTATTTCCTTCTACTACAGATGCTGCAGATAAAGAATATCTTATTAAAGTAAATGATAGAGTTAACAAATGGTTTCAACCTCGTGCAGATAATAGTCAAGCACCCGATGATGTAACAGCTTATAATAAAAGAAAAAATATTAAAGAAGTATATCAAAGTATTGATAGAAGTATTGTAACAGGTCTTGAAGATAATGATTTAGAAAATAATCTTCGTAATCTTGAAAATCAGTATGTTGGACAATTTGTTGATCCTGTTGAAAAATATATTGCAAGTCTTACAAAAACAGAAGCTAAGCGTCATTATACAAAACAAGTATTAGAAAATTCATTTAAATATTCAATAATACTTCATATGACAATAGAAAAAGCAGATGATTATTTATCTGAACATAAAAATAATGCAGTTGTTGGAAGATTAGTAAATAATCTAAAAACAAAGTATGAATCACGATTAAGAGCAATTAAAAAGAATATTTTAAATTTATTATATCCTGGACAATTGTATGGTACTACTCAAGAGGGAAAAGATTATAGTACTATACAGGGGCGTTTAATGGGTGAGTATCTTAAATCTTCTATGAATGCTGCGAATGATGCTACTGCGTGGCCGCCACTTGAAGCACCAGGTACTCCAACTATGGGAATATCTACAAGAAGATTAATGGGAACTCCTGGTGCTGCTGCTCAAGGTACTCCTGGTGCTGCTCTATCTCCTGTTCCTGTTCCTGTTCCTGCTGTTGCTCAAGGTGGTCCTGTTGCTCGAGGTGGTCCTCTTGATGCTGCTGCGTCACAAGCACAACAGCAAAGAGAAAGAAATGCTGCTGCTGCTGCTGCTGCTGCTAGGTTACAAGATGATGAGGCGCGTGCGGAAGAGACTGCTAGACTAGCTGCTGAGGCTGCTGGGATAGCGGCAATCCGTGTGGCAGAGGAGGAAGCAGCAAAAGAAGATGCAACTGCTAAAACTGTATTTGATGCAGTTAATGCTATACCTAGAATGCCTCGAGAAATTATAGTTGCTGCTCAGGAAGCGCTTACCCGTGTTGGTCGAGATGGAGATGCTAATGCTGTACGTGATGCAGTTATAGCGGCAGTTCCAGAGATAGAAGGAGGCCGCCGCACAAGAAAATTACGCAAACAACGTAACAGAACCCATAAAAAAATGGCAAAAAGAACTAATAGATCTACACGCAAACATTAATTATTTAATAGTTTAATATTTTAATATATATTTTTAAAAAATAAATATTAAAAAATATTTTTATAATTTATCGTAACAAACTTAGTGTAAGTATAACAAATATTCCAGTTCCAACAAAGGCTAATATTTCATGTTGATTATTTGGTTTATAAGTATGTTGTTTTTCTAGTTCATCCAATCGTTTCATTAATTCATCTATTTTCTTTTGTAAGTTATCATTGTTTGTTGTATTACCAGATGTATATGGTCGTGGTTCTTCTTTTACATTATTCCATAATGGATAAGTACCACCAGGTGTTGGAAGACTTTTAAAAAAAGCAGTAGTATTTTTTGATAATGTTAATGGTTTCCAATTATCGTCTATTGATGGTGTTGGTAACTCTGATCCATGTGCTGTATCTAGTTTTCTAGGACTATTGTCAACTGGACTAAAAGTACTTGTAAATCCTTCTACCATAGTATCATCATCAGAATCATTTGACTGAGTAAAATATGACGGTAACTTGCTGCTATTGCTGCTATTGCTGCTATTATTACTATTATTATTTTTTATATTACTAGAAATATTATTTGGTAAAGTATTAACTACTTCACTTTGAAAGGCTTCCGAATAATCTTTGGCTACGAGTGCCGGGCGGTCGGGGTCAGTTGCTTTAGGATTGAAGTTAGGATCTAGAGTTTTGTTTTGTTTCTTATGTTTTTTCCTTTCATGTTTAAGGGCTTTTTCGGTTCCAATTGTATCTTTACATCCAATTGTTTCGCCTTTAAAGGCATCTTCTAAAAGACAATAGTCCATTGTCGCTCCTGTGAAAAATGAAGAAATCTTATGCAATAAGATTCTCCTTGAAAGTAGAATGGTATCCTCCTTAAAAAATCATGCGCTGGATTTATATTATAAGTTTGAGACACCAATTCATATAATATTATATGTAATACTCATTACAAGTATCATATATGTAAAAGAAATACCAGATGAGTATAAGTATTATGGAAATAATGTATTATTACGTTTTGTATTATTTGCTGCTGTATTAGGACTTTGTAAATATGTGTCATATGTACATGCGTTATTACTTGCGCTGTTCATAGTATTATACATAAGTTTTACTCCCGGTTTTAAAGAATCTTTCCAAAATCAAACCAAAAAAAAGGTAGATTGTAGTCGTCCTTGGTGGGATGAAATAATACTTGGTACATGTGAATCAGAATTAGATAATGAAAATGTAAATACACTTGCTCCAGGTACATAAAAATTAATAATAATAGATGGACTACGATTTAGTAGCAAGATGTTTTTTTACATTCTTTTTCTTTGGATGGAATGTAGTTGAAGGTTTTAAAATTGATACACACTATCCTCATAAACTTGTTGTATTATATTTTTATCCTTTATGGAGAATATTTTTACTAGTTGCTCTTATATATGGTACATTATGGTGCCAAACATTATCATTAATGTTGGCATTTTCCATATTCTTTTATTTTATGGATATGCAACTTTTACTTTATAAAGAAATATAACTAAAATAGATAAATGTCATACCCGATGGCAACTCAAATAATTCAATCATTAAATCCTATTGAAAATATAATAACATCAGTGAATTCAAATCCTTATTTTATAGGATCAATGATGTTATTATTAAATTTAGGTGGTCGTCATTTAGCAACTGGATTAACTCCCGAACAAGATAAGTTTTTTCAACAGCCTTGGTTTCGTAGATTATTAATATTTGTAGTATTCTTTATTGGTACTCGTAATATTATATCTTCATTATTCATGTCAATAGTTGTAATATTACTTATTGGCTATTTATTTAATGATACAAGTGCATTGTATTTATTTAAACCTTCTATTAAAGAAAAGAAGGAAGAAAAAACAGATACAAAACCTCTTGCTACTGCGCCAGTATATACTGGTCTAACGCCAGAAGAAACTGATATTCATAAACGTTTAACTGAAAAGTTAGAACGTACACGAAAAGAAGAAATAGTGAAGATACCTGTTGGTCAAAATATACAAAATCAAATAACTATGACATATTCAAATGTGATGAATAGATTCTAAATAATATATTAGATGAAAATATTATTAATAATATATTAGATTTATATATTATTAATAATAAATTAGATGAATATATTTATACAAATAGTAATAGGATTTATATTAGCAGATATACTAACTGGAGCATTTCATTGGTTTGAAGATACATATTTAGATTATTGTACAGATATTCCTGTATTATCAGATGTATCTAAAGATAATGAATTACATCACTATTTTCCACGAGCAATGTTAGCATACTCATATTATGAACATATATCTATTAGTTTACCATTAGCAGTTTTAATATTTTCTATATTGTATATATTTTGTAAAAAACATATATATAAATACCCTTATTTATATTTAACATTTTTTGGATTTTCAATTATAGGAAATATTATACACCGATTTTCACATTTACGAGATTGTGAAACAAGTATTATACTTAAATTCTTACAAAAAATAGGAATTTTTTGCTCTCATGAACAACATAAGTTACATCATCAATTATCAAATGAAAAATATTGTGTAATATCTGGATATACAAATTATGTATTAGATAATATCTATTTTTGGAGATTTATTGAAAATATTATATTTATAATAACTGGAATTTCTCCGGTAAGAAAAATGGCTTATAATGATTATGTAGAAATACATAATTATATGCATAAAAATAATAAATTGGAATGCCCAGATACACCAACTATTGAAGATGTAAATATATTAAAAGAAACTTTAAAAGAATTTAAAAATTGTAAAATTTAAACACTTAAACTAATCTCATTACCTACTGGAGCACGTCGACGGCGGCCACCACCGCGACCTGATCTAGCTGATGCTTGACTCATAATTTCTTCAGAATGTACACTATTCATTTCTACTGCCGCCGCTGTTGCAGGCTGGTTAACAGAAGAAATAGTTTCAGGCATCATATAAATATCAGTTTTACGTGCTTCTTCAAATGTCTTCAATATATCATCTACGCCAGTTGGTCCTTTCATTTCACGTCTTAAATTATTACTAGGAGGCTCAGAAGCGGCAACAGATTGAGGACTATTGGATGGCATGTTAAACATTTGTTGACTTTGTGGCTGTCCTTGTGACCCTTGTCCTTGTGACCCTTGTACAGGCCCTTTTCCACCATTCATTGCCATATTCATAAAGTTGCCAAAGCCAGGTCCAGCACTAGCAGCAGCAGCACCAGCGACTTGACGAGCAATATCAGGATTATTGCGAAGAATATCATCTACATTTGGCATACGAGAACGTAAGAAGGTATTACTGACGTGGCACATAAAACCAGAACCAGCAAGAGTCATCATTAAACGAGCCTCAGGGGGCATCTTGCCCTTTTCCTTATACTTGTCATATAACTCTTCAAATATATCATCAAAGTCATCTACGTTTTCATGTACTGACTCAGACCATCCATCAAGTTTCAAGTCAAAAGGATCAAACTTTCCATTGGCCCATTCCAAGCCAGTTACAATGCCCATAAGTGCTTGGCGTTGGAAACGAAGACTTGCTTCTAGATTACGAGCATCAAGCAATCTATTGTATTCATCACGAACTTCTTCAAGAGAATTATCCATTGTGTAGCGACGAGATACTGGGAATCCTTTCGCTTCTAGCCTTTGGAGTTTATTAATATATTCCATTTTCTCTTTTTTCTCATTTTCATTTACAACACGTGATGGTGCTTGATCCAATACTATGCTTGGAGATGATGATGATTGAAAGTTAGAATAACTATTATCTTGTTTAATTTCAGCGTTAAATGATGGCATATTCATATTAGGATTAAATGAAATAGATGGGCTAGAATCAATATTGCTTACTTCAACTTCACTAATACCGTTATTCATATTACTAGTGTTAGTACTAATCATTTTTGTATTTGTTAACATATTTAAACCAAGACTATCATTAATATCATTAAGTTCAATAATATTTCCTACATCATTTGATATTGAGATATCATTGCCGAGATTATTCATCCCACGAATCTCATTTTCCATGTCTCGCAAGCTTATACTCATCTTTTTAAAATGATGTCTTTCTTTTTATATGGTTTATTTACGCATCCGGGTTGATAATTTAATTAAATTATTTATATTTTATAATAATATTATATAAATGTGGATATATAATAGAAAAGGTAAAAGAATAAATTAATATTATATATATTTTTTAGACATATCTAATGTCATTATTAAAGAGTCTGCAAGGTCTGATTGTTTCTTAGAATCATTAAAAAACTTATTAAAATATCCTTGTGGATTTTCTTTTAAAAAAGTATTAACTCTTTCAATTCCTATTTGTTTTCTTTTAGCATAACCAGCATCTCCAGATTTAATAATATCATTTATATTTGAATTATTAATTTCTGTTTTTTTTGATGCATGAATCAAATGCATTTTAGGAGGATTAGGTTGTAACATATCACGAAGAGTGGCATATAATAATATTTGAACAGTTTTCATAGTAGGATTTTTCAACACTGGTTGATTTTCAAGACCAATATGTTTTGCTTGTAAAAATAAAGTTTTATTACTTTCAACAAACTTCCGTAATGAATCATGAAGACCTTCAATATCAAATGATTTTTTTATTGCATTTTTTTTAACAATTATAATAGAATAATTCTTTTTTACTTGATTATATAATTCTTCTTTGGATCCTTTTATTTTTAAAATATTTTTTAAAATTCCAACTGCTGGAAATTTTTTATAAACGTTTCCAGATAAATCTTTAAAAATTGGTTTTATTGTATGTTTTGTACAATAAAATTTTCCATCATTCTCATATAAAGCATTTTTAGAACATACCAAACAAGTATATTTTTCTTTTACAGAAATAACATCAGCGTCATTTATTAAATCGTAATTCTGCCAACCCAAAATCTTTTTGTTATCAGAATTATAACTACACCATGCTAAATTACGTATACCAATATCAAAACAAATAACAGACATCTCTATTAATATTCTTGTCTTTTGTTTAGATGATATACAGATTGTATATTACTATATGTCCCACGAGGAGTATTTCTACCTCCTTCAAAATAAGATGTTATTTGTGTTGATTGTGGTTTATCTTGAAATGTTGTTTGTGCAAATGTACCAAATAATTCTGGTGTAATATTATTTGCTTTTTCAACACCAATACCTAAATTATTATTTGTTGAAGTTAATTTTGATTCATATTTTGTAGTAGTTAATAATTGTGCTGGAGGAGGAACTACACTAGAATCTAAAGGTTTTGTAACAGGAAATTGATGTTTGCGAGAAAAATCAATAATTTTTTCACCATTATTTTGTAACCATACTTTTGTAGGATATTGTTGTCCTGCTGGTATGTTTTTACTACAATGATTTGTATAATCAGTTGCTAATCTACCGTCAGTCATAACAGCAGGCCAGCCTGTATAACGATTATCTGGAGCATTGTCCAAATTTTTAATATTAAAATCTTTTAAATTCACATGTACATTTTTGTAATTTGCATATAAATTAGGATTTGATATTTTTCTAAAGTTATTTCTATCCATTTCTTCTAATCCTATAGATCATTTTCAGGAACCGTTTCAAGACTTCCGTTTACTTCTGTGGATTTTTGAATAAGTTGTAGAAGCTTTTCACGACCGGGTCTATTTCCAACACGGAGACCCTTTTTTCTAGCAACCTCAGTTAATTCCTCCTTTGTCATAGCCTCATAATTTACACTTGGGGTAGAAGAATTTTCTTCTACAACACTATTTTCTACAACACTATTTTCTACAACACTATTTTCTACAACACTATTTTCTACAACATTATTAGTCTCTACAGCAGGAGCAACACTTTCATGGGCTTCATCTAATACATCACTGTAGGTCTCTTCATCACTAGCAGGCAGCGTCTCAGATTCAATATTAGAAGCATTATAAAATGATAGATCTCTAGGAACTGGTGGTAACATTTGTACCGGTTGGTGTTCTTGATTCATTTTAATATCAATCAAAATGTTTTCAATTAAACCAATACGTTTTTCTACATAAGTTACCCGTGAATATATATAAAAGAATAAGGCTCCAAATACAAGCATCAACAATAAGCCAATAGTTAAAGATTCACTTAGCATGCTCATTTCTTTTTAGTAATTACAATATGTTGCAATTAATCGCCCGCAGAATATATTTTTTTCCAAATTTCAGTAACACTACTTTCTTTACAAATTCCTTCTGAAATCTTATAATCATATATTAATTTATCATTCTTTCTAACTGCCTTTACACATATTTTATGTATATAACTTGGCGATTGTTCAATAATTTCAAACACATGCGTACTGACAATACTACATATATGATCGTACTTCCATAATTTATTTAAAAATTCATTTGATGTTCGTATGCCATCGGGGGGATTAGTAGAATGGAATATTTCATCAAATAATACAAGACCTTTATATTTTGGATTATTATAATATAATACATCACGAGCAAAGCATACTTCTTTTTCAAACAATGACTTTTCACCAGGTATATCTTGAATATGAAGTCCAGAAAATATATAATCAAAAGGAGAATAATCTATGCTATCACCAATAGCATAACCAAATGATTGTGAAAATAGTACTGTTTGTAGCAATCCTCTTAAAAATGAAGATTTACCACCACCATTAGGACCACTTAATAAAAAATGGTTTCTTGATATATCAAGATTAAAATCAGATCCAACACGTGTTTCTTTTGATAGATTAATATCATAACAATTTTTAATTTTTAAAAATGGTTTGTTACTAGAATATATATTCACTTTTTTAAAATCAGAATTTTGTGATATATTATATAATATTTCTAATTTAGATATATCTGATGATATATATAATAATGTTTCGGGATGTTCTAATACATATATAAAATTTTTACGATAATCAATAGTATCACATAATGATTCTAAACCATTTTGAATATTAAAATTAATATTGTTATTTTTTAGCAATGTTTGTAATTCATTTACTGAATTTGAATAGTCAATCAATGCTTTTCCTAAAGTGTGTATAGTTGTATCAATTGTAAATAAATGAAACGCAGTTTGTATTGGTTGATACATGGATTGAGCAAAAGTAAATATTGTAAATAAATTCTGTAAAATTTTTTCAGGTGAAGAACTTAATGAAAATGACCACATTTGTCCCATTATTTTTTGATATATATCATATGTCATTGGCAGTTTCCATACATATTTTATAAGTAAATAAGGAAGAAAATAAGCAAGTACTGGTAATACAATAGAAACAAGAGGTACAAAATATATTTTCATATATGATATTAAAAATAATAAGAAAGGAAATGTATTAAATATTTTTAAATCAGAATGTTGAAATATTAGTTGACCAAATGTATCTTTTTCAAGAGAATCTAAAGTATTTGTTTTTTCATGAAAAAATTTACAAGATTTTTCATTATCAACAATTTTATTAAATAAACTTTTTACATTTGTTTTTTTAGATTGATCTAAATTTCTAAATTTTTCAATAATTTCTTGACTTTTCAAAATATCTTTTATATTTGGAAATGAACTATTTTTAGTTAATAGGTTTTCAATTGTACTTTGAGCATTCATAGTTTTTAAATCTAATACGGCAGAAATTGTAGTTAACCCCGAATCACTTAATATATTCATAATACATTGTTATATTAATATAATGTATTTTGACCGGGAATGGTCTAAACATTGAACTCGTTATATAACTAGGGAAAAAATCCATATCAAATACTAGCAATCATGCAAAAAGAATCATTCAGTGATCTTCTTTCTTTCGAGCTTTCAGTTCAAAGACCTTCTGAAGAAATTATTAAAAAAATTCAAGGGCTGCCAGGATTATTAGATTCTAATCCAGTATCACCAAGTTGGAGAAATACGGACAAGAAACCGGAAATATATGTACATGGTCAAAATAATAATAAAAAAGGATTTCGTAATGATTCTTTTAGAAGTTTACCATCATTAGCATCATCATCATCATCACCTAATAATAAAAGTATACAAAGAGTACATTCTTCTGATACTATTACATGTGCAAAAATATCATCAGGATCATCTACACCATTTACAAAATATGTAAGTAAATATAAAAGTAGTGATGCGCAAGTAAAAGATACTATATTAAATACTATTATTCTATCAAAATTAAATAAGTTTAGCGCATCTACATACGATGAAATTCGTGACTTTTTACATCAAATTTTAGGATCCAGTAATGAAGTAAATGCGAAAGAAAAAGATAATATTGAAGCATTTGTAAAAGAATTTATTAATTTAGTATTTAAGAAAGCAGCAAGTGAAGAAATCTTTTGTCCTTTGTATGCTAAACTTTTAGGTGAAATATCTGAAAAATATCCAATTGTATTGGATGAAATGAATAAACTACATGAAAATTATTTAGAAATTTTTGAAGAATGTGATGAATCATCGTCAAGTGATTATGATACTTTTGTTCTTAATAATAGAGAAAAGAAATATAGACAAGGATATAGTCAATTCTTATCAGAATTAACATTATTACGCATATTATCTGTTAGTAAACTTATTACTATTTACGAAAAAATTATTATACAAATATTAATTCAAGGTAAACAAGAAAATAAAACAGTAATAAATGATGAATATATTGATTGTTTACTTCGTATTACAAAAGTATTAAGAAATAAAACGGATCCATTTTTTGTTGAAATACGAACTAATTTATTAGTAATTATTAATAAATTTCTTGATAAATTTAACAATGAAAAAGATCAATTTAAAAGTATATCAACAAAATCAAAATTTCTACTTTTAAACATACAAGATTATTTAAAAGGGTTATAATAGTAGATGGAGAAATCTAAAAGAAATACAAGAAAAAGAAAAGGTGGTCGTAAATTGAATAACTACGGATCTACATTTATTACTCAAACAGCAGGATATAAATCAATATTAGCTCCATACAAACAGTCAGGTGGTGTAGATGCTGCTACACCAGTTACATATAATGATTCTGCTATAATATCGAGTTTACAAAGTTTTGGTGCTAGTATGTATAATCTACAAAATGTATTATCTGATACTAGTCCAATTGATACTGCTCGAGCTGCTGCTGCTGCACAAAGTACTTCAACAAGTAATTTTAATACTGCAATTGTAGAATTATATAATGCGTTTAGAGGTACGGCAACACAGCCTGGATTATATCAAGCAATATATGGTCCTAGTGCGGTATTTGTACCTACACCTAGTAGTTAATCTTTTCCGGCATAATAAATCATTATATTAGTAGATGGGAAAATCCAAAAAATTAAATAGAAAAAGAAGAAATTTAAGAAATACTATGAGTGGTGGTCAAGTACCCGCAACAGGTCCAGCACCAGGTCCAGCAGCATTACATATATATGAATTAGAGCCAGAATCATTGCAAACATCAATACAATCTTTTGGAGATACATTACAAGCACTATATGAAACTGCTGTAAGTGATCGAGAAGTTACTGAAACAATTAACTCGACAATAACTCTTCAACAAACTGCTACAGATGATTTAAATACTGCGATTCAATCCTTAATTACTGCATTTACAGGTGATCAAGATTATATTAATAGTGGTGGTACATCAGGAACACGAGGATTGTATAGAGCATTATATGGATTAAATCGTACATTTAATCCTCCTCCAAGCGCTCCTAAAAGAGAAAGAATTGCTGCAGAAACTTTAGTACCACGAGTTCCAGCACCAGTTCCAGCACAAGTTCTAGGATAAAATACATATAATATATAGAATGGCTCGTAAATTATCATTATTTTCTCGCGTATGGTCTCCATTTGGAGAAGCATTAAAGGCTACCGGCAATTCAGTTCGCACAGTTGGACGTTCTGCTGGTAAAATTGCTAAAACTGCGGTTAATACTGTTGAAAGTGTTGGAAAGCGTTATTCTAGTGCGGCAAATAAAGCTATAGTAAAAATAACAAGTCGTAAAACTCGTAAATCAGGTCGTAAAAATAAATCAACACGTAAAACATCTCGCCGTTAAAACATCTCGCCGTTAATTATAAAAAATTGATTTATAATTTTAAATTGATTCTTAGTAAAAAGAATGAATTCAAAATTCCAAAAGTTAGGAAGAATGAAACGCAAGGAGGAAAAAGAAAAAGAATCACCCCGAAAGAAAGCTCCAACTGTTAAAAAATCAATTCCTCAACAAAAAGATGACGATGATGATAGCATTGATAGTTATGGAAATATTCGTGATTTAATTGATTACGATTATGACTCATCTGATGAGTCAGAAGTTGATACAAAAAAACGAAAAGCTGCTAAACAAGCTAATAAAAAAATTAAGAAAATTGTAAAACAAGAAAAAGATATTGAAGTTGAAGAAGAAGAAGAAGAGGAGGAGGAGGAAGAAGAATATGAAGATGATGAAGAAGATGATGAAGAAATGGATGAAGAACCAATGCCAGGTATTCATATTAGTTTAGGCAGAATGTTTGGTGAAGGAGTTGATATGGATCGCTTTGCGCCCAAACGTTATAATCTTAAAAAAGAATCTGAAGATGTAAATAAATTTGTTAAACTTATTACTAAAACAAATGAAGATAATACAATTGATGATCAGATTGATCAATTTAAAAGTCTTGAATTTGAAAAACAAAAACAAATGATTCAAGCATTAGAGCGCAGACCCACTGTAGGACAATCTCTTATGTTTAAAATTTTAACAATGAATCTTCCAGTTGATATACAAACAATGGTACTATCAAAATATAATAGTTTACAATCAATGGAACCAAGTTCTAGTGAATATTATAAATTAAGAGGATGGTTAGAAAAATTAACAAGTTTACCTATGGGTATTTATAAAGATTTACCTGCAAAAATTGAAGATGGTAGTGAAATATGCGGAGCCTTTATGCAAAGAGCACAAAAATGTTTAGCAGATGCCATTTATGGTCAAGAAGAAGCGAAGATGCAAATTTTACAATTTATTGCAACAAAAATGGCAAATCCAAATGGTCGTGGATTATCATTAATGTTATCTGGACCAGCTGGTATAGGCAAAACTTCATTAATTCGCAATGGTATTGCTAAAGCACTTGATTGGCCTTTCCAATTCATAAGTCTTGGTGGTGATAGTGATGCTACAACATATACTGGTCATCAAGTTGTATATGAAGGTAGTCATTGTGGTAAAATTGTAAATTCTCTTATAACTGCTAAAAGCATGTCAATGGTATTAATGTTTGATGAACTTGATAAGATTTCAAATACACCAAAAGGAGAAGAAGTTCAAAATGTATTAATTCACTTAACAGATCCAGTTCAAAACAGTGATTTTGAAGATAAATATTTAGCTGGCATTCCTATTGATTTATCAAAAGTAATGTTTGTATTTAGCGGCAATGATCTTAATAAAGTTGATAAAATTCTACTTGATCGTATGATAGTTGTACAACTACAAGGATATAGTATAAAAGATAAATTAGCTATTGCAGAAAAATTCTTAGTAAATAATGCATTAAAAGAAGTAAATCTACAAGAAAAAGTTTCGTTTACTAAAGAAATTATTCAACACATTTTAGAAACATATGCAAAAGAAGAACCTGGTGTACGTGAATTTAAGCGTTGTATTGAACAAGTTGTTCAGAAAATTAATATGATACGAATCTTTAATAGTAAAGATATGCCATTCTATATTCCAAACTTTACTTTACCATTTGTTATCAAGAAAGAACATGTTGATTTATTCTTAAAAAAGAAAGATCCTAAAGATCAATCTTTTATATCTATGTATTCATAATGTTGGTTTAAAAATATACTATATTTTTTAATTATGCAAATTGTTTTAGGAGGTATTGTGCGAAATATTGAATCACAATTTATAAATATTATACAGTTTATAAATGCTTTAAAAAAAGTGCTACCGTGTTTAGAAGTATGTCTTTATGAAAATAATAGTACTGATTCTACAAAAACATTATTAGATAATATGAAAGAAAATTATATAACTATAGTTAAAGAAGATTATAATGAAGAGTTTTTTATTAATACTTTTCCAGCACGAACATATGATAATAAAGGATGTAGAATTCATAAAATTGCTCACGCACGAAATCAATTATTAAAAATGATAGATGCTAAAAATCTTGGTAATGAAGATTTTGTAATTATGATGGATTTAGATATTAAGATTTCACCAGATGTAAATGTAATAAGCCATATAATTAATAATTTTTATAAGAATAATAATATTGATGTATTATTTGCAAATGGTGTACAATCACATAATGGACATTATTATGATAGTTATGAATTTAGATCTGAAACCTATCCTTATGGGCCAGAAATTCTTGGAGAAGCATTTTGGGCAGATAGTCATTTAGGAAAAATACAACAAAAATATACAGATTTTGTACCGGTTATAAGCGCTTTTGGCGGCATAGCTATTTACAGAGCACATATTATTAAAGGTTGTAGCTACAGTGCTGATGTAACTGATACATTACATGAGTATTATAGTGGTTTACCTATAGTTGATCAAAATCCTAAAACACATATTGATGGTTGTAGTTTAGGAATTTATTTAAAAGATAATAAAATATTTTATAAAAATAATAGTGGCTATAATTATCCTGTTGCAGCAGAACATGTGAATTTTCACTTAGAAATTAGAAAAAAGGGTTTTACAAATATGTTTATTTGTCCTTTTTTATTTTATGTTTGGGCTTGAATTTACTTCAGAAATCACATTTTCTATATTTAAATAATTATTAATATTTTTAATAAAATTTTCTGGTATTTTATTAGTATTAGTATTAGTATTAGTATTAGTATTAGTATTAGTATTAGTATTAGTATTAGTATTAGTATTAGTATTAGTATTAGTCTCCGTATTAGTATCAGTATTAGTATGATAATCATAACTAAAATTTTTAACGTAATCTTTACAAAAACCAATATTATTTCTTGCTCTTGATTTTTGTTCATCAGGACATAATTTATATGCTAATTTAAAAGAAATATATGCTTCATTATAATGTTTGGTATAATAAGCAATTAAACCAAAATTATCATAATATGCCCATCCATATGAATAGGGTTCTAAAAATAAATGGTCATTACTTGGTAAAGAGTCTATAAATGCATAACCAAGAGCATATATTTCTTGAGTAAAAATATTATTTATACGAGCATAATTTAGTATTTCTAATACACATTCTTTTCTATTAACTATTATATTTTGTGCTTTCCAAGCATATTTTAATTTATCTTCAATTATATTAGATAATCTTATTAAATTTAAATATGCTATATATGTTTCTTCACACCATCCATCAGTTTCTATTCTTTTTAAATAATATTTTATTGCTTGATCTTTATTACCACTATTTTTATATGATTCACCTAAATAAAAATAATAACGACTTAATAGACTTGAATCATCTGATAAATTATTATTAATTAAATTGATTTCTTTTTCTAATAATTCAATATCATTAATAAATTTTTGATTTGAATTAAGTCTATACCCATCGCCAGTTTTATTTTCATAAATTGTATTTGGTAAAAGTATATGGTTTTTATTTTCTAAACAACCAATATATTCATGTGTTACACCATGATATTTCCATGTATACTTTAAATTAAAAAATCTATGTAAATTAAATATAATATTACCACAATTTATTTGAATACTATAACCACCAATATCATCTTTTAATAAACTTCTATCTATTGGTGTTCCTTCAAGTATATCATCTGCATCTAATGTATATGTCCAGCGCATATGTTTTTTTGCTAACTCTAAACATTCAGTTCTATTATGTCCAAAATTTTTCCACTCTCTACTATAGATATAACCTTTAATTCCTAAATCATCTGATACTCTTTGAATAATTTCTTTTGTACTATCAGTAGAACCAGTATCAACAATACAAAAAGTATCCATCATGCGCAAAGCAGATCGCATAGCACGTTCAATAACTTTTTCTTCATTTTTTACAATCATACATAATCCTAAAAGTGGTTTATCCATTCTATACAAAAAATAAATATTTATTTAGGTGTATCTTTTGGTTTAAGTGTAGACCACAAAGCATCAATTTTATCGCGCTCAGCCATCATTGCTTTTAACTTATCTTCCATTGCTTTTGCTTCTTGTGTCTTAGGTATATTATTGTTGGTAGTGCTGCCGCTGCCGCTGCCGCTGCTGCCGCTACCACAACCCCAGCGATCAATCGTACAACGTGGTGATGGCATTCTAATATAAAGAATATATTAAATAACCTTTTCAAGAAATAATATATATGTAGATTCGCCATATATTGGATTATTAATAGGATATACATTTTGATCATCATACATAAACCATTTATCTTCTTTAACATGCTTTGCTTGTGCTGTATAATGTCCACCACTCGATGAGCCGTGATGATCTATAATGCTTTGTACAGTATAATTACTATTTAATTTATTAGGTGAATTTGATGAAAATATTGATGTAAGAGCAATAGTATTATTAATATTTTCTATGTTTGTATGAATTTTTTTACCATGTGATGTAAAACGTTTTAATACAATAATAAGAGTTTGAGGAAGTTTCCAAATACGTGTTTTACGAGTAGCACTATAACGTTTTGGAGCACATTTATCACAAGCATATTCTTCAATAACTTCTTCATTTAATTCTCCTTGTAAGCAATCAATAAGAGTTGTTGATTTATCATGCTCATTAAATACTCCTTTTAATGTATTAAATGTTTCAAAATAATTTGATACATTATTACAATTTGAACATGTTGTTTGAATATGGAATTCACCAAAATACATATTTACAAATGGTGAATAATGGTTTTCAAAATTACTTTTCCATACTTCAAGAGATTTTTGTTGTAAAATTTGTTTAGTAGATTTTAGTTCACATGGCGTAATATTCATAATTACTTTTCTAGATAATGATTCATGTAAAGCATCAAGAAGAAACATTAGAAATTCATGCGCATCATGAGGCTGTCTCATAATAAGATGTTCAAAGCAAGAATCTTTTGCAACAGTTTCAAAAGCATTCCAAAATCCACCAGGTCTTAATGAAGATTTTGATGTAATTGTTGAAAGTGTTTGAACAATATTTGCAAATTGTTTGGTAACATCATTATATTTACAATCATCTTTAAGAATTGTAGTATAATTATTTTCTTGAAATAATTCTTCCATTTTAGAACAATTGCGAAATGCTTGTATTACTGCATTTGCGTAACAAGTAAATCCGACATTCATTAATCCTCCAGTACCAAGAATAGTTGTCATTTTATATATACTGTCTATAATGTTTAAATGTATTTAATTTTTTTTCAATTTTACAAATATAAAAATGAAAAAAATAATTTATCTAATAATTTTATTTAGAGTACAATTGTTGAAAGATCAAGAGGCAACTCTTCCATGTTAATAGAATAAAATCTTTCAATATCTTCTTTCATCTTTGCTTCATTGTTGCAAAGAAGATTGATAGATACACCCTTTTTACCAAAACGACCAGAACGACCAATGCGATGAATATAATTTTCACGATTCATTGGTAATTCAAAATTAATTACTAAACTTACTTGTTGAACATCAATTCCTCGCGCAAGAAGATCTGTAGCAATCAGTACACGAACATTGCCTGATCTAAAGTCTTCCATACGTTTACGACGCTCTGAGTTTTCCATTTCACCATGAATACATAGTAAAGGATAACCATCTGTTGATAACTTTTCAGCAAGCCATTCAGCCCGCTTACGAGTATTACAATAAATAAGAGCTTGATTAATATTCAACTGCTTATAAATATCACATAGCACCTCATATTTCCACTCTTCTTTTTCAAGATCAACTTTATACTGTTTAATACCTTCTAGCGATACTTGCTCTGGAGGAACTAAAATACGAACTGGTTCTTGTAGTAATTTATTCGCAACATCTAATACTTCTTTTGGCATTGTAGCCGAAAATAAGGCAACATGTGTTGTTTTAGGAAATCCAATTTCAAGAATACACATTACTTGTTTATAAAAACGATCTTCTAACATTTGATCTGCTTCATCCATAATTAAACAACGAATATTTTCAGTAGTTAGTTTTCTACGATTCATCAAATCATACATGCGACCCGGTGTACCAACAACAAGATGAACACCATTATCAATTATAGTGATATCATCACGAATTGAATTACCACCAGTCGCACATAAGCATGATACTGGCATAAATGAACCAATATTTTTTGCTACTTCATAAATTTGCTTAGCAAGTTCTTGTGTTGGAACAAGAATCATAATTTGTGGCTTTTTAATATTAATATCAATACATGACATTGAGCCAACAAGAAATGAACATGATTTACCTGTACCACTTTGTGCTTGGGCTAAAATGTCTTTACCTTCCTTAATTGGAACAATAGCAAGTTGCTGAATTTTTGATGGTCTTTCATAACCATATGAATATACTCCCCGAAGGAGATTATCGGGCAAGCCCATAGTGTCAAAAGATTCATATACCTTCACTTCATTGATCGATTCCATTCTTAATACATAAATAAAAAATACTTTATATCCAATTTTTTACATTTTTTGTAAAAAATTAAAAGAATATTTAATATATGTATTATAGTAAAAATGGAAGGAAATAATGATTTCATTCCTTCTGGTGCTGATGTTGAAGATGTTGAAGATGTATTAGAAACACTTGACGAATTTGAAAATGTTGATGAAGGTGAAGGTGAAGGTGAAGGTGAAGGTGAAACAAATACATTATTTAGTAATCCTATTGAATCATTATTGAAGTTTCATCCAGAATGTATTTTAGATTATGAAGAAGATGAACAGCCATCTATTCCTTTGAGAACTACATTATCAGAAGATGATCCAGTTCATCGTTCTATGCCATTCTTATCTATATTTGAAAAAACAAAGATTATTGGCATGAGAACAAATCAGTTAGCACAAGGCGCACGACCATACATACTAGTTCCTGAACATATTACAAGTGTTCAGGAAATAGCTAAATTAGAATTGGAACAACGTCGTTTACCAATTATTATTAAACGTCATATGCCAGATGGTACTTATGAAAAATTTAGACTTAGTGATATGTTATTGATTTAA